TGGACGGTAAGGCCGCGACGCTCACCCATTGCGGTGGTTTGCATGAAGTTACCGAAGAACAGCATTGCCTTGCTGGTGTAGTCGGTAGCGGCACCGGCAGGGCAAGGCTCGGCAAGTTCACGCATGTAGCCAAGGTAAGACATCCCAGTGCTGCCGTTAAGCGTCTGGATGGTATTCCCTCCAGCGGCAGCAAGAAGGCGACCAAACACAAGGGCGTCGGCGGTGGGAGAAGCGAGCCACACAGCACCACGCTTGGCGTAAGAGGGAAGCTTGGCCATCATAGCGTCAAGGTCGGAAGAGATGATTTCCGGGAATGTATCATCGCCGCTGGTCGTCGTCACGCGGCCAGCCGTCGCGGTCGTGCCTTCGAAGAGGGGGACAAGACCGGTAATCCCGCCATAGGTAGACGTTCCATCACCGTTGATCCAGCACTCATCTTCCTTGACTGCAAACGCATAGGCTTGCTCATCGGCCACAAGAGCGGCGATGTCAATAATGGAATCCTCGGCAAGGCTTTTGCTGATGAGTGTAAGAGCGGAAAGCTCTTTAGCCACAAGCTCGACCTGACCAAGTGCGATGTCGGATGCGGTGGTTGCAGACTCTTCGCCCAGGAAGTAGGCCGTTGCGCCAGAAGTTCTTTTGGGGATCATCAAGGAAGCGGTTCCCATAGGATAGACCCTGGCAAGCTGACGTACTTTACCGTACTCGTTGCGAAGATTGATAATGCCGCTTTCGAGTTCGTCGGGAACAGCAAAGCCGCCTTCAGAACCAACGCCTTCGTTCATGACGCGAGAATATCCGTTTTCCTGCAACCAACGCTTGGACTTCTCGCTACCAAAAAGGACGGCTTGCGCCCAACGGCCTGAGATGTATGCGTCACGCTCAGGGTCTTTGCTGCCTTCCCATGCCTTCAAGGCTTTGCGGTCATAACGCATACCCACTTCGATCTTTGCTTCGGGCTTCGGAACCTCGGTGTCAATCTTGACGTTGCGTTTTTCAACTTCGGCAAAAACAAGATCGCGCACCTTGTCGCTCTCAAGACCGTCTTCGATAGCTTTGTCGGTGATGGACTCACAACCCCATTTTTTGCCAAGCTCACGAATGGCCTTGACGCGCTTCATTTCTGCGTCGCGTGTTTCCTGCTCAATTTTTTTGGTGTCGATTTTAGGCTCGACAACAGGCTTAGTTTCTTCGCTCATCTTACTTTCCTCTCTTTCAATAATAGTTTCGTGTTCGGGTAGATCCCTGCCGACACCTACAGAAAAATCGGCAGGAATAGAAACAAGTGAAACCTCGTACGGTTCCCAGTCTGTCGCCCTCATAACAGGATTTTTCCTGTCTCCTTCTTCGGACATTCGATGTATCATGTAGCCAACAGACACATTCGAACGAATACCATCGAGTACATCTGCGTAAACTTCTTCAGCTTGTGCGCTTTTCCCAAAACGCACAGACACATGACCTCGCCGGTCATCTCCGATGCTTACGCTTTCGATCACTCCGATCTGTTTTGTCCTGTCATGGTCAAGAAGGAGAGGTCCGCCGGTCTTGAGCCGTTTCAGCCTCACCGATTTGGGGGAATGGTCAAGAATCTCCATTCCAAAATAACGCTCAACAGGTTCTTCGCTGGAAAAAGAAAAGGACAGCGTTCTGCTGTCCTCATCGATCTGCTCTCTCGTAAAAGTAAGACACCTATTCAGCGGCGTCGTCTTCGTCTTCTTCTGTTCCATTTGCGGAAACCTCCTTTATTTCTTCGGTCAAACCTAGTTCCTTTTCTATTCTTTTTTCTTCTGCTCTTTCGACTTGGACATCGTAGAAGCTCGCACCGCTACGCTCTGAGATAACTTTCGTTTTAGTAGTCAGCCCTGCGTTTATTTCCTCGGTTGCGGCTCTTACGTCTTTCGACGGATCGACCCAAGCCCATCCTCTAGCTTGCCAGATGACGCTATTAAATTTGTCAAACTTTTCGAACGGTAACGCAAGCTCTTGGGTCATTAGCGCGGCCATTAGCCATTCACGAAAGACTTCGGCGCAAAAATTGTCAATCATCCATGACTGAATCGTGCGCCACATGTCTCTGGCTTCAAGTTCGCCTTGCCGAATGGACGAATAAGACACGCCTTCCATGTCGGAGGCAAGGGAGACATATGGAACATTCAATCCCGAAGCAATGCCCTTTATGCTTCGCTTCATAAAAGGGTCAAATTCTGCGGCAGGATAATCGGGATCAAACGCCTTGAAGTCGTAGCCTTGAGGCAATACTTCAAAAACCCCCGGTTCCACTTCCTGTATAGGATTATTACCTTCTAGGTCGTCCCCTGTGTATTTCCCATCGGGCGAGGTATAAAAGCCCATCTTAGACGCGCCAATACGAGCCGCAGTAATGGCTGCTTCTTCGTACCCCTCAAGATTCTTTAGCCGGGTAAAAGCTGCAACGCCCCAAGGATAACCCCTTGTCTGTACGGGTCTTTCTTGCAAAAAAGCATGAATTATATCTTCTGCGGGGATTCGGATGTAATTCTTTTTTCTGGAGTATGAAAAGTATGTTTCATCTCCTGGATGTGATTGGAACAAGTGATATGCTATTGGCTTACCAAAAGAGTCGACCTCCACACCCATTTTGATGCGATTGCCGTTTGTAAGTGTTTCGTTGTAATCCTCATCAAGTAGGTCTGCCTCTAGAAACTGTAGAGAAAACCCGTACTTATATTTCTTGCTTCTGAGTTTTCTTACCAGTATTTCGCCGTCCCTTGCAACAGACTCTATAAAGAGAGACTGAGAATCTATCCACGATAGTCGCCCTGTTACATCGCACTTCTTACCCCAATCTAACCACGCACGTTCAATCTTGTCGTTCGCTACTCTGTCGGCTATTTGCTGCCCATTTCTAAAGTCAAACACTTTTGGCTGCATCTTTATTCCGTTATGCCCGACGACATTGGCACAAACAAGATTAAGATACTTAGCGTAGTAGTCGTTATTTATGGAAAAATCTCTTGACCTGGCGCGAACTTTTCGGAGGTCATATCTTAAATCGCTGTCGAGTGTTTTGTTTTCAATTGTCCACGCACCAAAAAGCCGCCCCATATTGGCTGCGGCAAAAGAGCGTTTGTGCTGAAGAGGCTTTGTGATGTTTCTTTTGGCCTCTTCTTTGGGTCTACGCTTGAAAAAATTAAACATTAGTGAACCTCACCTTAACAGTGCGCCCCGTACTTTCCCCATTAGCGACACGCTCTTCCTGTAGTTCGCGCTGATAAAGAGCAAGGTATTTTTCTCTTAGTGATGTCAATTCCTCAAGGCTTCTACGGGAAAGGGAGCGACCTGCGATAGAATAACTTTCATCTTCCTTGCTAGCCGTCCCCTCTATGACTGATTCAATTGCGTCCAGTGTCTTTTTGACATGACTTCTAGAGTCTGTCGCAGTAGTGGGATCTGCCTTAATGACAAGAGATCCACTCGCTATTGAATATCTAACCGTGTCGCCAATATCGATGACATAAGAAAACCATTTATAATCTCCGGCAACAAAATCGGCAGATGTCGCAGCAGGAATGGTTATAGAGTGATCCGTCCCGTCTGCCGTACTCTCTACAGAATAGTTAGCAGAAGACACACCGATAATGTTATATTTAAGCGTGTACTCTGTAGCCGGATAATCTGACAGGGTTTTTTTCCATGTGACAGTATCCCCTGCGACTATCTCTTTAGGTTCCGTTGTCGGTGTCTCCGGCATTATTTCCACCCCTTAACCCAAGAAGATTTGCGCTCTCTCCTTATGGGTAGTCTTTTCATTTCTTCTTCTTTTGTTTCTTCTTTTGGTTGAAATGAATCAACCAGAAGATCAAGAGCAGGATTAAGAATAGTAAGACATGCCAGTGCATATACAAAACAGTCCAATGCCTCATTGCGAGGTCTGCGTTTAACCCACTCTCTTACAGGTCTTCCTTTTACATACTTTGTTTGTATCTTCTCAGCCGTTAATTGTTCAAACCACTCTTCGTCTCGCTCTAAGGGAAAGTGAACGTATCCCGGCCCCTCTTCCATTATCTTTAAGCGCGAATATATTGCGTCTTTGGCGGTATCGACCCCAATGGAAAACAGGTGAACTGACTCGCTGTTAGACTTTGATGGTCTTGTAACAAGCGCTCTACCTTCACCTCCAACACCCTTAACTGCGTATATCCTGCGGTGGAACCTATCTTTACAGTAAGAATAAACCTGTTTAGTGTGGTGACCGCCTGAGTCTATACAGGCCGAAACAATACGCATGACGTTTCCTGATTCGTGCTCATACGTCTTGTTCAGCTTGTCATCTAACTCCTTCCAAGGCGCAGTTGTGGCCGGATCGCCATAAATAACTTGATGGTCAATATTCCACGACTGTTCACCCTTACCAAACCCCCATACGCTAACCTCTAGCCTGTCGTCCTGCGTGTCGATTCCTGCAACCAAAACACCGACGCCAAACGGAACTTTCCCATATCTCTCACGACGCAAGAAGAGAGGATTAGCTTCTACCGTCTCCCCAACGTCTTCCCATGTTTCTCCGAGAGATGTGTTTACCCATGTCTTCAGAGTTTCAGGGTTTTTCTTTGCTTCAAGAAAGTCGGATACAATATCGGCAAAAGAACGCCATGGAGAATAAAGCTCGTTCAGATGGAACCCTGCGACGCCCCTACTTTCCCCTTCAGATATCCACTCCCCATAACGGATCATTCTTATTTTGTCGGCGTCTGTTATTTCTGCTCCGCAATGCTCACAGGCATAAACAGCAGTATCAGGAAAATGGTTAGTCCCTTCCTTCTGCCAAACAACCTGTGACCATTTAAGTGTCTGCTTCTCGTTGCAATGAGGACATGGAACGAAAAACCTTCTCTTGTCGGATTCTTCGAACATGGCCTCTATACGAGAAAACCCCTTTATTGTCGGGGTTGAGAAAACGGCACACTTGCGATTCCAGAATGTCGTGGTACGCTTAAACGCAAGCCTAACGGGATCACCTTCTGATCCAGCCGAAACCGGAAAGCGGTCTATCTCGTCGCACAAAACGATCCTTATAGGCCTTGAAGCAAGACCGGCAGGGGAATTAGCCCCGCCCATTGTGATGTGACCACCGGCAAAAGTCTTGTGTAGGACGGTGTTTCCGCTGTCCCGTGAGCGTGGATCTTTAACCTTTCCGACAAGGCAA